TAGTCTTGAAGAGATGGGCTGGGAAGTGCATGACTTTCTTGAGCCTGTCGTTGTGGATGGTATCGTTTATAGCCATTACTTCACTAGCGGTGTTATGGGTCGTCCTGTGTCAAATGCTAAACTGCTCTTACAGAAGAAGATGATGAGCTGTGTACAAGGCCACGTACAGGACAGAGACATAGCGTTTGGTAGGAGAGGTGACGGTACGCCAGTGACAGGACTCTTTGCAGGTATCTTCTACCAGCACGATGAGGACTACCTGACACCACAAACCAATGGCTCATGGTCAGGCATTTGGATGTTTAACGAGGTAGACAACGGGAGCTTTGACGAGATGCCCGTGTCTATGAATTACTTGAGGAGAAAGTACGGTGAAGATTAAAGCAACAGGAATAGCAGTAGGCACACTAACAGAAGGTAAAGAGTATGATGTTCTGCACCAAGGAGACAGGGATGTCATCATCGTTAATGACATAGGCAAGAAGGTATACGCTACCGTAATTGGGCAGTGTCCTTTGCTATTGCCTGACTGTGAGTGGGAAGTAGTTAAGGATTCTATAGACGATGCTACAGAAGAAGAGTGGGCTGAAGTAGGTAAGAAGATACTAGAAGAAACTTCACTGTCAATGGAAGTCCACAACCCGTCACACTACAACACTGGCGCAGTAGAGTGCATAGATGCAATCGAGGCTACGCTCAGTGATGAAGAGTTCAGGGGATACTGCCGTGGGAATACACTGAAGTATCTCTGGCGGTGTATGTACAAAGGAAAGACCAAGCAAGATTTAGAAAAAGCTAGATGGTATCTTGACAGACTGCTAGATACGTTATAATATGAACACAAGAAAGCGTTAGACTTTCACAGCGTCCTCCTCAGCCTGTCTAGTTACTCATACATCTCCTGTGGTAGCTAGGCAGGTTTTTTTAGCCCTGTCCTCTGTAGGCTTTGTAGTTAGCCTTCTTTCAGTAGAGTATACTGACTTTGTTCTGCTTTTAGCCATTATTTTAAAGTCTCCTTCTCAACAGTTTCCGCTGCTTCCAAACCAATGTAGCCAGCTTTTATTGTCTTAAGGCCTACGATTCCGAGCGTCTTTATAACGTCCTCTGTACTGAGCATGTTGTTTTTATAGGCATCTGCTACCTTCGTAATAGAATCTACAGCCTCTGTGTCTAACAGAAGATCAGACAGGGCTTTGTCTCTAGAATCGTGAGTTTTCTTTGAGAAGAATCGGGAAAGCACAATAGAGATTTTCTGATAGCCACTGCTTATCCTATCCCTAAAAAGAGAACCCATCATAGGAAAGGAAGAGCCAGTAGCTTCTGATAAGATGTCTTCTTGTTTAGCCGAAAACCCATAAGGGATGTTCTCTGGCTTTATTCTATTGATAATGTCAGAGGCTTTCCCCAGCTTTTCTATCTTTTTAGCGTAGCCTTCCCCCATCCACTTGTCGTAAGCATTCTTATTTCTGTTTAAGTATTCTATAGTATTTTTGCTATCTAGAGCTTTTGCTAACAAAGCAGCTCTGACACTTTGCTTAGCAGCTCTTGATTCATTTGCTGTTAAATTACTTAAACTTTCAAAATACTTATTGCTTAACTCAGGTTTACTTAAAATATCATTTACTACGCTGTCTATTCCTTTTTTAAAGACAGCAGAGAACATATTATCAGTGAGCTTTTTAGAAACTCGCGCATAGTCTTCATTAAGTCTGTTTCTAGTAGCGATGTAAGAATCCAATGTTTTTCCTATATCGGCTAACTGTCTTTCAAAACCCGGAACGCTCTTTATAGTTTCTCTATTCTTATTCAAAAAAGAAGCATACGCCTCTGGACTAAAAGAACCATCTTTCTTAAAAGCAGCGTCCCCTAACTTAACTAACAAAGCCTCTCTGACAATAGGAACACCATCTTCACCAGTATAGTTTAAGAAATCTCTAGCAATCTCCTTCTTCAGAAGCTGACTCCCTGCTTCTTCAGCAAACTTTTTTGCATCTAGAGTTTTTAGCCCCTGAGAGTTAAGAGGGATGCCAGCGTTTTTGTAGTACCACTCGTCTACACCAAAGTATTCTTTAGCAAAGTTGAGGTCAGTGTTGTATATCTGTTCCTGTAGAGTTGTTTTTAAATCCCTCAAAGTGCTTCTTTTGAGATCGTCTTTAGTAGTTCTAATTGTTTTGTTTATCTCTCTTTTCAGAGAGTCCACATCCTTTAAAGATACTGATTTAAAGACGCGGTACTTTTTACCATCAATGACTTTAACTTCAGGAGAGAAACTTCTTTTTATTTTTCGTACAATTTTAGGCATGTCTTGGAAAGCATTAACAGTTTTCATGTCTTCAGCCATGCTGTGTATCTTCTTAACAGAAGAACCGGGCATCTTTACACCGAGGTCTTCGTACTTGTCTAACACAAAATTATATTTTGCTCCGGCTTTCTCCCCGACTGCTTTTATCTTTGCATCCAGAAGGTTCTTTGTACGCTCGCCTATTACTAAAGAGTTTTCTGTTGACCGTAGTTTACTGGCTGTCCTTTCGATAGCGTCATCTATTTTGTTTATTCTTTTCTGTACGTTGTTAATACTAGAGCCATAATTTTTGTTGAATTTTAAAAGATTCTTCTCAATAGCTTCTAGAGAACTTTCACCAAAAAGTTGCTCAGCCCTCTTTTTAATTACTTCAGTGTTCTCTTTTAAATTCTTAATTACTTGTCCTCTAAATTCAGCACTGCTCTGCATTAAAGAATCTACATTCTTCTTTATTATCTGGTTGTCGTAAGCAAGCGCAGAAAGTGGAAGCAGTAACTCAGGAAAATCAGCAAGAGCTTGCGCCACTTTAATGTCGTCACCTAACTTTGGATTCTCTGAAACTGCTTTCCTCAACATAGTATTTACTTGAGAGTCCGCTATAATAGAAGATGCTTCATCTATTTTTTCTAAAGCCTTTTTTGTTTCTCTGCTACTTCTAGTAAGGGGACTTAAAACAGTCTTACCTCCTCGTACAACAGCTCCGGGAGCAGTATATCCACCAATACCAAACACAGTAGACATAACAGCAGACAAAGCCTTACTAGATGTTTCACTGAGTTCCTTCCGTTCGCTAATTGTCTGTGCCATTTCAGCACCAGCAGCTCCAAAAAAAGCAGAGGAACCGCTATAAGCTAACTCAGCTAACACACCAAGTTTTCCTTTTGCTCCCACAACAGACATTATCGGGTCTCCTACAACAGTTCTTGCTGCATACCCAGCTAGTTTTTCTGCGGTTCCATCAGGCACAGTCTCAGCATAATCTAGCAAGTCTTCTGCAAACTCCTTTTTAGAGTTCTCTATAGCAATCTGATATTCCTGCTCCCTTCTTTTAACTTCTTCACGGCTTAAATTGCCAGAAATGTCCTCCTGAGTAGGGGCTGGTAGATCAAAAAGAATTGCAGCTAACGGCTGAGAAATTAAATTAACAGCGTTGAAAGCTAAATCAGCAAGCCCCATTTTTGCTTGCTCCCTGATAAAACTAGTACCTGCTTCGTTCACAGCATTATCATACGGATTCCCTGAAGACCAAGAAGCAGCTCCTTGATCCTCAGTGGTTTTTATAATAGCAGCTATACGCTGAGCAGCTTGCGTATCTCCTTGCTCATGTGCATTTCTAAGAGCTGTCTTTAGCTGCGTTAAATTGTAATCAGCCATTACTATCTATCCTTGGTTTTAAAGATAAAGATTTAAAAGTTCTTCGTCAGACATATCTGCGCTAGACGGTTGATTCTCGTCAGGGTCAGTTTGTCTTGGCAGAGCAGTCGATGAAGGCAGTCCAGCAGCAGTTCTTAAAGACTCTTGCACCACTTTAATAGTCGCATTGTCAACAACTTCTGAGAAAAGACCACTGGCTGAGTTAATCTTCTGATTCAAGTCTCTCTCATAGTATGTTCTCATTGTCTCTGCAAGTTCTTCTAGAGTGTTTATACTCTCTTGACTAGGGATGCTTGTAAAATTGGTAAGAATCCAATCCTCTAGCTTAGTGCCAATGTCTTTCTGTGCTAAAAATTTATCAACTACAGCCACAGCTCTTAAGTCGTTATCATAAAGCTGTCCCATCGTTGCTGCAATCAATTGATAGCCCCCAGGCTCTGTTTCAACAGTTGGTATTGATTCTATAATACTCTGCGCCCTGCTATATTGTTCAGTAGCTGTAGTGTAGTCAGGAAGACTAGTAATATAATTAGCAACTTCTGTTCTTTCTTGCAATGGAGTTAATCCTTCATTGGCTTTTACTTTAGAATTATTAAGGGCAGTTAGCGCACTTCTAACTCTGGGGTCATTCTCGTCTGCTGTGCCAAGAGCAAACATTATATTTTTAATATCAGTTGTAAGCTCTATGTCTTTCTTTTTTGATATTAAACTACCAGTACCCGCTTCATAAGCAGCAATGCTTTCAGGAGTAAAATCTTTGTATAAGTCAGCTTTCTCTTTTGGAGACAATTTACTTTCTCTTTCTTGTTCTAGTATGTCGTCTATGCTTTTACCTATATCATCTCCAGTTAAGTCAAGAGAAGCGATTTGAGGAAGTAATCCGTATAGTCTTTGTTTAGTAGCGGGGTCTTCTATACTATCTGCTACAGACTGTACTCTAGCAACCCCAGCAGATACTTTAGCTTGCTGTTGCTGAATAGAAAGTCTAGTTTTTTCTTCTGTTTCGCCTAGCTCCGCAGACTTCTTACTTAAAAGTATTGCCTGTGATGACAGCCCCAAGTCTTTAGCAGCCTGCGCAGCATTGGCGTAATCAGCAGCAGTAGTAAGAGGCATATCAGCCAACTGCTCCCGTAGTTTCTCCATAGGAGAACGAGTATCTATACCAAACAAGCCACCAATATCCCTTCGCATTTTCTGTTGCTGTGTCATAGGCGCAGTAGAACCTGCTAACAGATTGCCTAGCATACCGTCATCTTTAGCCTGTGAAGCAGCAGGTTGTCTTACGTCAGTAACTCCCCTGAGATTCAATAAAGGCGCACCGGG